ACAAGACTTTAGGCTTGTCAGTTTCCGGCAATGCTTTGTATGATTTCATAAACTCTGAAATTGTTTTAGCTACATCATCAATCATAGCCATGTTTAGTTTCAATAGTTTATCTTCTGCGGTGTCTACGCCTAATGCGTGTAGCCATGCTTCATCCAATGCGTTCTCAGAGTCGATTAAAACTACATAGATGCCTTGTTGTTGTGCGTGTCTAACGAGGTTTCCTGAACAGATGAATGATTTGCCTGCTCCTGATTCTCCGGCAAAGACAGTAACTTTACCAAGAGGTACGCCTTTATTAAAATCGCCACTAATGAGATAGTTGAGAGCATAGTTACCTGTCGAGATCCAATCTGTAGGATCGTTGAATCCAATTGATAGCCCGTCAATACTTTTTGTAATGTCCTTACGGAACTTGCTAATATCAAATGGTTTTGCCATTTTAATTATCCATTTCCATTGCCAACGCTTCTTTGATTACATCAAAGAGTTCACTTTCAGTAGAGCACATAATTTTACAAGATTTCCAATCATTGTCTTTGTCTCTACCGCTGATTTCAATCATGAAACCATTGTCATAACGGTTAATGGTAAATGATTCATTTACCTTTGCTAGTTTGTTTAATTTTGCCATTTTATTCTCCTATTACTTTTTGTACAGCGTTCATATACATTCTATCAGCGTATGAGATTTTGTCAAGAAATTCCGGACAAGTGTCTGCAATTCTTTCCAACTCATAATCACTAGGATAATGCCTAAGAACACCCCTTGCTCTATCTCTTACTATCGAAGGAACTCTAGGCGTTCTGCCTGGATCACATAGTTCTTCTAATAGTTTTTTACCTTGCTTGAGGGCGCGGTAACGTTCATCTGGTAGTGTCATGATGTTTCCTTCGAAAAGGGGAGCCTAAGCTCCCCTGATTCCATTAAGACTTGTTTTGTCTTGCACGGATCATTGCTAGAATGTCCTGTGCTTTGTCACTGGATACAGCTTTTGGAACTTCTACAGGTTGTGTAGCTGATGTGTTGTCATCATCCCAAGGTGCAGTTGAAGTTTCTGCTACGGGAGTTGCTACGGGTGCGCTGGTTCCAGCAGACGCAGAGGGTTCAGCCGTAGTTCCTGCAGGAGCCTCAAGACCATATGGACGATAGTAAGCACCCCAACGTTCGTTGTCATATGGTTGACCATCGACACTTGCCTCGAACATTTCTTTGATGATACGCAACTCAGCTTCACCTGGCTTCTTAGGCAAGAAGTCAGTAAGATTGAACAATCCATGTGCTTCAATAGCGGCTTGTTCTGCTTCAGTTAACGGGCTTTCTTTACGTGCCCAGTTACTAGTTGAGTAATCTGCGTAACCGCCTTTGCTACTTTTCTTGACGTTAAAATCAAGACCACGCAAAAAGTCTGTTGGCAATTCTTCCATTTCAGGATCCATCAAGCTAGACTTGATGATTGCAAAGATTTGCGGACTGATGATGAATCTACGAATCGGGTTCGCAGGAGTCTTGTCATCACCAATTGGGTTTTGACGAACAAAACCTTGGAATAGATAACTACGCTTCTTCCAGTACTTGTTTGCCATTTCTTTCAATGACTCATCCTTGTACCAAGGACGAACTTCTGCAAGAATAGGACAGCTATCGCCGTACATTTCTACGCATGGTACTTGAACTTGAATTTGTTTTACGTTAGGATCACCCTTGACACCATTAAATGGAAGCTTGATGATTTGACGTTCTACCCAGAAGAAAGTGTTACTAGAATTTGCGTCTGGCAAGAAACGAATTGTAGCATTCGTGCCTTCATCCATATTCCAGTGGGGGTAGATTGAGTTATCTGATTGGGAGCCTGATGCTCCTTTTTGTTGCTTGTTTTCTTGCGCTGCGATACGAGCGCGGATTTCTGCTAATGATGCCATGATATATTTCCTTATAAAATTGAGATGGTCTCGTTTAATATTCGACACTACCTATTAGTGTCTAACATAGATGTAAGTATAGCAAACGCTTTCATCAATGTCAAGAGTATTTATGCCAGATGTGGTAAACCTCACGTTTTAAGTGAGGTTTTTGAGAACTTATTTACCCAATAAACGCTTTAGTGCGTCTAGGTCTTCTTGTCCTTCACCAACTAAGTCACCCACTGTTGCTGGCTTGTTTGCTTTAGGACCTTTGTTACGCCATTGCCCAGCTTCACCTGTTGCAAAGTCGCCTGCGAACTCACCTTCCGCCACACCTTGATTAGACTCGCCTATTTCAAGTTCGCCACGACTAGCCATTCGGTTTTGTAATTTATCCAACTGGCCTGACTTTAACTGACTATCAAATTGTGGTAGCATTTGAGCAAGGCTAGCAGGATCCATTTCAATATCAAATTGATTTGATAGTATCTGTTGCCAATTTAGTATTCTTCTTTTTTCTGGTGTTCCCATAGGAGCCATGACTACTGCTTTTAGATATGCCATTGCTAGGTATGTTTTATTTGCCCCTGAGCCTTCCGCCACACCTTCTTCAGATATAGGTTCTTCTTTACTGCTATACTTAGCACGGATGTTTTGCATTGTCTTTTCGCTAGCATCTTCTTGTCCAGCTTTGCGTAGTGCATCCATACCATCTTTACCGTATTTCTTGTCACCTAAGTATGCTTGTAGTGCGCTTTCGTCAACTTCTTCACCGGATCTGAATTTTTTAACCATTGCTTTAAGTGCTTCAACTTTGTCATCAGGTACATCCATATAATGGTCGTGCCCCATTTTCTTTGATGCTTTACCTAATGCAGTAAAGTGATCCATCTTATCATTGTTTTGCTTTGGTTCACTTCTTAACGAACTGTCGGCTTGACCCATGTCAACTTCATCGGTACGCTTTTCAACATCAGATTGAGCCATGCTTGGCTTACCGTGATTTGGTCCACGAACTCCTGCTTTCTTTTGCAAGTCTTTTAGTAAATCTTCATCACTACCGTGACCTAATTTGTCCAACACTTTACCGCCGACTTTCTTGACTGTGTCCAAGATACCTTCTTCTACACCTTCAATGGCACTACTTCCGCGATTTTTGAATCTTGCCTTGATAGTGTTCTTCCTATAGTCACTGTCTTGCTTGTACATTTTACCAGCTTTAGTCTGTCTATCTATTGGCTTTTTCCAACTCATCGGATCATAGCCTTGATCGTGATCTTTTCTAGGGAAGTGCATCTTGTCAGTGCCAGCTTCAATTGTAGAAGCAACACGGTCACCAAACTCTGATCTAATCATGTTTAAAACTTCTTCCGGATCTTCATACTCGGAATCATAGTAATCTGAAGGATCTGTACTGTCTCGATACATGCCAATAAGATCGTCAAGTCTTGCTCGTTTCTCTGGATCCATTGCTTCATCTAATTCATCTTCTTCTGGAATTCCAACTGGATTCAACGCTTGTTGTCCGCCGTCGTTCTCATCCAAATCAAATGCGTCTAGTCTAGACTTCTCTGTTGCTTGATTGTGAGCTAATGTCTCTGCACCTGGAGATTCTATTAAGCTGTCAGCCCATTCTGCTAACTCGCTTACTTCCTTCATCTCACCTAAATTCTTGCTCAATTTGTTTAGAATAGGAATAACGGATTCGATTCTAGGATCAAGTGTTTCTTGTACAAACAACTCATTTAGATTTGTTTGATCGTCACCTTCAGTTTCCATCAATGCAGGAGTCCATGATTCAAAATACGTATTGTAGCCGCGACTTCCACGTAACTTGCTCAATGATTCACGTAGGCCTTGGTAGTGATTTAAACCTTCATTAACTAATCGTTGTGCTGATTCGTTAAATTGATTGTTTCTAACTGCACGAACAAAACCAGCCATTTGTGAATATTCTTCACACAATGACTTTAAGTGATTCCAACGTTCATCATTTGGAACTCCACCTTCTGCTAAATGTCTTGCATATACTTGTGCAAGACCGGGTTTGTTTGTAGGAGAAAGAAATCTTTCACCCTCTGCGTTTTCTAAGAAAATCTTAGAAACATTACGATACCTCTGCTCACCTTCTTGAATTTGGCGAGAATGTTGTAGGATAATCTTTACAGTCGGTACTGCATCGCTGTAACTTGCTGTCTTACCCATTGGGTAGTATCCCTCTGCGATTTGTTCTTTCTTCTTCATATATGTCCTTTGTGCCATGTCACTATCAATTTTTTCTTTAGGTTCTAGTTTAAAACTCAGTTGCCTAGAGTGAGACCACTTTTTTAAATGGTTTAATAATCCATACCAACTATCATCAAATTGTGTCCCGGGTGTTCTCTCGGACGCTTTGTTTGCTAGTTCCTGGTCATAGTATAATGTTAGATTTTGTGCTCCGTCGATTGTAACCCAAGCATCATCAATATCATCTTTACCTTGCTTGAAGGTAAATTTAAATACGTCAGCTTCCTCCGGAGGAACAGTCTTACCCGCGTTAGAAACGTCACTATCTCTAGGGACAGGATTATACCCACGGGCATTGAGCAAATCGTATAATTTACGGTTTAAAGAATCATTTTGTATTGGCATAGTGTATTTATCAACTTATCACAGCAAAGAAGGGTAAGGGTTCTATGTATTCGTCATGGTCTCGAATATGTTCCTCTAATTTATAGTGGTAGTCTGATAACTCCTGCATCATTCGTATTGTCAGCAAAGAAGCCATTACCAAATCGTCGGTTTCCCCTATTTTAGCTGCATAACTACCACCGTGCGCAATAAATGACTTCAATTCAGATACTAAACTTCTGCTGTTTATCGTCATCTTTTTACTCTCAATCAACGTTTTGAATTTGGCACATGCCGATAATTTCACTTTTTGCGTAGTGTTGAAACCTTTTCTCTTTTTACCTTTTTCGCTTAAGAAAATTCCAGGAATATTACTTTCCCCGTATTCGTTTAACGATATCAAAGATGCTTCACCTATCGAATTATTTTCTACTGAATAATAGATATTACTTGCTTCACCGGTACAATCTTCGATGTATTTGTTTATTTGTGCTAGCAATTTAATTTGAGTAGGAATGTCAGTTTTGTTGTGCTTCCATTCACCTATTTGCGTAGTAGTGTTAGCTTCGTATATCTGTATAGCTGCAGGGTCACTACCTGTGCCCAAGCTTGGGTCTAATGCAACAGTATATATGTTACCCTTACTAGGTTTTTTATACCAACGTACTTGACCCATACGACTAACTGGTTCTATACCTTCTAAATCAACTAACGTAGTAGGAGCTATCAATGTTTCGTCAGCAATAATGAATTCGCATCCAATCTCTCGACGGAATCTATCTTCACCTAATTGGGCTTTCATTTCATCAGCCCATTTTTGGTCACGTCCGGGCTGTTCAGTCCAATATGCTCTGTATGATTTGAAGCCGTTAACTCCTAGTTCGGTTTCATTACCGTATGAATCTTCACACTTGTTCGCTAGTTTCCAAATTAGAGCAAATTGATCTTCATCACTGTTTGGAGTTGATGTGATAATCGCTTTACCACCAGTAGATAAAGTAGGTGTGATAGAAGTCCAGAACAATTCAGCAATGGAAGGTCTAACGAATGCAAACTCATCTAAGTATAGCAATGAA